ATATATTTCCGCTATATCCAGATTCTTTATCATAAAGATTAAATATTCTTAAGTTCTTAACTGTTTGTACACCTTCAACCTTATCAAGTTCTGTTGCAACTTTTGGAAGTATAATAGGTTCGTTAATTGACCAGTTATCAGAATTAAATATGCATCGTAATTTATCTATACATCTTAACAATACATCTTTATTATGATATCCAGGTCTTGGCAAAATACTAAAATCTACACCTATGTTTATTACATGAGCAGTTTTAATATTTATTGCGTCTGTTAACATTCTATATTGAGATAGATATGTCTGTAGGTTTTGTTTTGCTAGAGGTGTTAAAGGAGTATAATTTTTATTTTCATCATAAGCAAGTGTATACATATTAATTGCTAATGGATTTTTTATTTCTTTTATACCTACCTCTTGCTGCCAATATGTTTCATCTTTATCTAAATAAACTTTAGCAACTGAACCATATTTTGCTGGCATTGCATATACTCTTGCTACATAATCTTGTCGTGTTACAGCTCTATTTTGAGATGCAAAATGAGCAAGTGCATTATATTTTATTTCTTCTGTTTTTTCTGCAGATCGACCTCCTACAGCAGGCTTTAAATTTATTACTGCCAAAGAATCTTTTACAGTTGTCACTGTAGAATTAGGAAGTCCGTCTTCATCTAACCACATTGATGATTCAACTATTGTGTCAATTGTTCTTGCTGCTACGTTAGAAGTTATTCCACCACCTGCAATGTATTTTATTGTAAGTGTAGTATCTCTTGGAGCTTCACCATATTGTCGTGTAAACATAGTATTTGCAGGGTCGAATGCAACATCAATAAATGTAGAACCGTTCATGTAGTTTTGAGCTGTGTTACCATAAGGAAGCCCCATACCAACATTGTTAGGATTTGGTACAATAAGCTCATCAGGCTGTGTTGATATACCAGCACCGAACCAAAGTTGAGTTTTGTTGTTTGGTAACACATGAGTTGTAAATCTTCTACCTGTTCTTCTTAATTTAAGAATATAAGGTGCATCGTAATTATATGCAGACATTGAAGGGTCAGCTGACCAATTATTTATTACGTCTTCAAATATATTGTCTTGTGCAAGGTATTGTACTTCTCTCCAATTATTTGTATCTGTATCTTTTACATCTATAATAGATACTACATTGTCAGGTTCTAATGTTATCTTGCTATATTTTTTAGGGTCAGTAAATGTAAATGTTTCCGTTTCCAATTTACCTGCCATTGCTTGAACTTCTTTCTTTAAAAGATAATAAGTGGGTTCACCTGTTACATCATCGATTTGATATACAGTTATTTCAGTAGGATTTAATGAGCTACTCGCTTTAAAATCTACCTTGTCTTGAGTAATAAATTCTACATCTCCTGTTGTACATACAAGTCCTTCGGCAATCTCCATTGCATATCTCATATCTGGACTTACATTACTTACACCACTAAAAGTTGCAGGCACGATTTGATAAACGCACATCTCTGCAAGTGATGGTATTGAAGGTTTTGTCTTATATCCAAGAGCTCTTGCTAAGTCAACAACATTTGCTCTTTCTTCTGCATGTATTATCAAGCTTTCCTTAAGCTGATCGTCAACGTAGTATGATAAAACGTCTCCTACGTATGAAGCCATTTCTATAAACATCATACCTGGTGATGATTCATTAAAGTCATTGTATGTATCAGGGAAATAAGACTTTGCATATTTTATAAGGTCTTCTCTAAAACCTCCAAAATCTTTATTAAGATATTTTATATCTCTTATATTTTTATTGTCTAAATTACAGTCAGCCATTATAAGTCACCTATCTCTAAAGCTATTGACTGCATATCCATACTATTTCCTTTGTACAGATTCCAATCAATTTTTATATTCATTCTATTTTCATTTGTCTTTGGCTGTTCAACCTTAACGCCTTTTAAATCTACATAAGGCAGCCATATTGCCACTTGTTTTTTTATGCGTTGTTCTAATTCCTGCCTAAGCTCAGGTGTATTATTTTCAAATACAGACTTCCAAACATCGCAACCAAATTCAGGATGCATAGGTCGCTCACCTCTATTTGTAAGTACAAGGTTCATAAGGTTTGATTTTGTCTGGTCAACTGTTGTATATGACTGTTGAAAATCTCCTCCATTTTTAACCTTGTTGCTAGAATTAGAAGGAAGCTGAGCATCATTACTTCCAGACGGTGCTAACACTTCATAGGAATAACTTCTTTTAGCACTTGAATTATTTGTCAAAGGTAGTGTTAAACCTATTGCAATATCTCTTTCAAAGTCTAAAGGATTATATTTGTATTCCTGTCTTTTTCTCATTATTTCTTAAATCTTTTTACTAAATCTGAATAATCTCTTGTTAATGCTTTTCCTAATCCGTCTTTATTTAATGTTTGAGAGTCAACTGGAACTCCATTGTGGTTTGTCATATTCATTCTTGCATTTGGCATGCCACCTTGCATTGCTGCAAACTGAGACCTCAGCTGTTGCGGACTTACCTCTGGATAAGGTTCAAACTCAGCACTTTTAGCTGTCTGCTCTAATACTTCGTTAAGTGAAACATTTTCAGAATATTTTTTTACTGGTTCAACTACTTCTTTCTTATGTTCCAATATATTCAGCGCTTCATTAATCTCACTTTTTACAGCAGATTTTATTTCTCTTTTTATAACCTCACGAATAATTCGTACTAATTCTTTTTTATTCATTTTTTACACTCCTTAGCTTTATATATAAATATCTTAAATATATATTTTATATCCACGGACCGGTGGCTCCTGACGATGTATTTGTCCATGTACCTGTATTTAGCCAGTTTGCAATTACATTACCTACATTGCTAGCCCATTGCGTATGTGATATTCCACTCATGCCAGAAGGATATGATTGTTCTATAGGACATTGAGTAGGTGGTACAGCAGCAAATGCAGGCAAACACCCTGGTGAATATACAGAATAAAAAACATCGATTGCGTCTTTTAATTTCTGTCCTGCGCTGTCGTTATTATTATTCCAACCTGCCAATGCTCCATACATAGCCTGTTCGGCTGCAGCTATTGTTGTTGATGGTGGCACGATTGCTGTAGAACCTAATTTTATAGATTCAGCCCATGCGGCAGCTGTACCTGGAGATGCGGCTTGTGAATCACCTGCTACACCTTCATATAAAGGACTTTCTGGGTCAAAATACTTTGCCATGTTGTTTGCGAATATAGGTACTAAAAATGGCATTACTGTTTCATTGCCTCCATCTGAGCCTTGAGCTGTGAATATATAGGAGCTTGTACAGGAGGACCTGATAATCCACAAGGTGTTGGGTGAGTCTCCTGAGTTAATTGAGTTAGCATTTCAAGTACAACATCTGCTAATGCTGATACGTTTAATTTCCAAGATGCTGTTGACAAGCCTATTTCTTTTGTAGCTGTAAGTATTATATTTTCTTTTTTAGCATTAAATATAAGTCTGTCTCCGTTTATTATTACCTGAGAACTTCCTAAATATCCGTTTATAGGTACCATTGGTATTACAGGACCTGTTGGTATTGTTACTGTTTGTGCAGCTATTGAACTACCTGGTTTTAAATCTATTTTCTGCTTACTAGTTAAAAGCACTGTTGATTCATTGTCGTTTATATCTTCTATGTGAGCATCACCTGTATCGGCGTGTCCATTTGATATAAACATTATTGGGTCTCCATCTGACGAGCCTACTGACCAAGTATTACCTGGTTTGCCTGATACTACTGTAGAACCTAATCGTATACTATTATCAAATCTACCTTGTATTATAGTATCACCTTCATAGTGCTGCATAGGTTTTGTATCCTTTTCCTTAAAGGTGTCGCCAAGACTGTTGTTTTTAAAACTCTTATCAGGAAAAGCAACATTAGGCATAGCGTTACTATTTATATCTGACCAAGCTTGTATTGCTGATATCCAATAATAACCTGTTTCTCTTGGGTCTACTTGCGCACCTAAAGTTGTTGCACATACACAAACTACTACTTCTCCTTTCAAAGGATATGTAGATATATTTTTATTAAGAGGCGGAATCCAATCACCTTCAGATTCTAATACTTGGCCGAAGCTTAATCTATTTCCTAGAAATTTTATTTTTACATAACCTAAATCTGTATTGTCTTTATACCATTCATGAGAATCATTCATTACAACATCTATAACCTCACCCATAGTAATTAAAGGTTTTACATCTGTATTACCATTTGTAAATGAAGCAGCCCTACCTTTGTCTCCAAATCCCATTATTTGTTATCCTCTAAATCCTGCACTGTATTCAACAGTTGTTTCTTTTCTTCTTCTGTAAGTAGTCCAGCTCCTCCATCGTCATTACTTCTTCCCATAGCTCTCTGTACAATTGCTGCCATTTTAATTAGGTGTTCATCATTCTTTACACTAACTTCTAAATACTCTTTTATAATAGGTACTAGTATTGTTGCATCACCCATGTTTTTAATCATAGGTTGTAATTGT